CAATACGCATCCATAGAGATGCGATACTGCGGAGTAATGACAAAGTTTCAATATTCTGATGACTTTTTTGGCGATTCTAACGCCGCGCTATCACCAACTATGGAGCTTGTCAATATTCAGAACCAAGGGATTTCCGAGGGCGTAAAAAATGCGGCAACATTCCGATTTATGGCCCGAGTGAGCAATTTTACAAAACCGGAAGACCTTGCGAAAGAACGGGCGCGATTTAGCCGTGAAAATTTGCAGAGTGGCGGTGGCGTGATCTTGTGGCCAAACACTTACACGGATATTAAGCAGATCGAGTCAAAACCATTTGTTGTAGACGCGGAACAAATGGCAAGCATCCGGGAAAATGTGTTTGATTACTTCGGCGTTAATTCCGATATTTTGCAAAATAAGGCATACGGTGACGCATGGTCGGCATTTTATGAGGGCGCTATTGAGCCGTTTGCAATCCAATTTTCCGACGTTGTGACAAAAATGTTATTTTCTGAGCGGGAGCGTGCCTCCGGCTCATTTTTGATGGCGACTGCAAACCGATTACAGTATATGAGCAACACGGAAAAACTCAACGTGTCGGCACAGATGGCAGATCGTGGAATTATGAATCGCGACGAAATTAGAGAGATTTGGAATTTGCCTCCTCTGCCAAACGGCGAGGGGAAAGCATATACCATACGCGGCGAGTATTACTTACTTGGTGCGGACAATCAGGACAACGAGAACGGAGATGATAACCAAGATGACACAGATCAAGCTGACGGACAAGCAGATCAATAAATTGGATAATGGCCGTGAGTATCGCGCAATGACATTAGAGGCGCGCGAAGGTGACGAATCGGGAAGTATGACTGTTGAGGGGTACGCCACCGTATTTGGCCAGCCCTATATCTTATACAGCGGTCGTGGTTATGTTGTAAGGGAGCAGGTCGCACCTAGCGCCTTTGATGATTGCGACATGTCAGATGTGATTATGCAGTATGACCACGAGGGGCGCGTATTTGCGCGCAATAGGAATGGCACCCTTGATATTGTCCCTGATAACGTTGGACTCAGAGTGACCGCTGACCTTAGCGGTACAGACATTGGGCACCAGCTATATCAGGAGATTAAGGGCGGGTACACCGACAAGATGTCATTTGGCTTTGTTGTCGCCGAAGATATAAGGGAAAGTGTGTATGATCGCGAAAACGACTTGGAAACAATTACAAGAACGATTACAAAAATTAAAAAGCTATACGATGTTAGCGCGGTAAGTATCCCCGCTAACGATATGACAAGTATAAGTGCCCGTAGATGTGCCGACGGATTGATCGACAACATCAAGGCGGAGCGACTGGCACGGGCAAGGAAAAAGCTGAAATTACTATTGGAGGTATAAAAATGACAAGAATGGAAGAAATTGAAGCCCGCTTGGCAGCCATTGCGGAAGAAGCCGAAAAAGAGGGCGCGAACATTGACGAACTCACCGAAGAAGTCAGAAAATTAAAAAAAGAAAAAAGCGAAATCGAGAAAGCAGCGGAAAAAAGGGCAAAATTACGCCAAGATGTGGCTGGCGGCATGGGAACCGTTGTGAGAAAATTTGACGAGGAAAAAGAGGATCGTGTATTTGGCGTAGACACCGAGGAATACCGCACCGCATGGCTCAAAAATTTGCAAGGCAAAGACTTGACAGCCATGGAACAGCGCGCATATGCAGTTGCTAATGGCGCAATCTCCTCTCTTGTAGCAAATGACATTATTACTGTCGTGCGCGACCACGCTCCTCTGCTTGACCGCATCTCTATGGTGTATAGCGCGGCAAAAATCACCTATTATGTCGAGGGCACCACTAACGCCGCTGCCGATCATACGGAAAATGCGGCGATCACTCCCGCGGCTGATACTCTTACATCTGTAACGCTCAGCCCCTCCGAGATTGTTAAGATGATCCAAGTAAGCGACGCCGCGCAGCAAATGAGCATCCCCGTATTTAACGCTTGGTTGACTCGCACTCTTGGCGAGGCGATTGCGCGCAAAATCAACGCAGATATCATCTCTGCAATGTCAACCGCTGCAACGTCTCAAGGTACTACCATTACCGCCGCTACAGTGCAATCTTTGCTTGGGTCTGTCAAGGGAGAGCGAATCGCCGTATTGTGTAACCGCGAAACCCTTTATACCGCATTATTACCCTTGCAAGACAACAGCAAAAATAACATCGTGCGCTTTGACGGCACATACTCCACCGCTAGCGTCTACGGCGTGGAAATTTTGGTGGATGATAACGTTGCAGATAAAACCATCATTGCGGGCGACATGACCAAAGCGGTTGCGGCGATGGCTGAGGGTGTGACTGTACGTCAGGCATATGACATCGATACCAACAGCTATAAATATTTGGGCGTTGCCTTGTTTGATGTCGCGATTGCTATTAACAGCGCATTTTCCAAGTTGGTCGTATCTGATTAATTTTGACAGATTGGAGGTGCGGCGATGTTAGACAAAGTTAAAATGGCGTTACGGATTACAACAACCGCATTTGACGACGAGATCAATGGCTTAATTGCCGCCGCACTGTCTGATCTCTCGATTGCAGGGGTAAGCGCCCCGGAAAATGATCCACTTGTCACCCGTGCTGTGATTACATACTGTAGGGTATATTTTGGTGAGCCGAGTGATTTTGACCGCCTAAAACGCGCGTACGACGAGCAAAAAGCGCAGTTGCAAATGGCCACAAATTACACAGATTGGGGTGGTGAATGTGGACAGGTCTAATGTTGTAACCCTTGTCAGTCTTACTTATACCCAAGACGCGATTGGGCAACAGATTGCCACCGAGAGTACGCGCGATGTGTATTGCGATATCCAGAGTATTTCCCGCGCCGAATTTTTCGATGCCGGGAAAAATGATATCACCCCTGACTGTAAGATCACAATGTATCGCTATGACTATAATGGAGAGCCGCTGGCCGTGGTTAACGGTCGGCGGCTTGCCGTCTATCGTACATACGTTACACAAGGTGAGCTTATCGAGTTGTACCTCAAGAGGGAGGTTGGAGTTGATGGCCCAAAAAGTCAGCATTGACGGATTGGAGAGCGCGATTGTGGCTGAGTTGGAAAAATACAGTAAAGATGTGCGGGATGAAATCAAAGAAGCCGCAAAAAAAACCGGACGCGAATGCGCAAGGGAGATCAAGCAAAAGTCACCCGGCAGCGAATACCCGAAATATTGGCGGTCAAAAGTTGCGTATCAGAATGAGTACGGCATTAAGGTAGTATGCTACAACATCAAAAAGGCTTGGTTAACGCATCTTTTGGAATTTGGCCACACCATCAAAAACGGTACGGGGCGCACTTACGGAAGAACGCGAGCATTTCCGCATATCAAACCAGCCGAGGAAAACGCCAAAAAAGTATTTGAAGAGCGCGTAAAGGAGATATTGCGAGGATGAGCAACGAGGAAATTTATAAAATCTTAGAAAGTGTCGGAGTCCCCGTAGCTTACAACGTGTTTAAGGCTCCCCAGACTCCCCCGTATATCTGCTATTACGAGCTGTACTCCAACAATTTTTTTGCCGATTGCGAGGTATACGCGCAGATAGACAGGGTCATTGTGGAATTATATGTCGCCAAACGAGATGAAGAACTAGAGATCAAATTGGAAACTCAACTTGCGTTAATTGGCGGCTACGAAAAGACAGACAACTATATCGACACTGAAAAACTATATAAAATTGATTATGAATTGGAGGTAGTGAGATAGTGGCAAACAAAGTTAAATTTAACATCAAAAATGTCCATTATGCCGTCAAGTCTACGGGCGACACCTACGAAACACCTGTAGCAATCCCAGGCGCTGTATCTCTATCATTAGAGCAGCAAGGAGAGCTTACCCCGTTTTACGCTGACGGCATTAAATATTATGTGTCAGCATCTAACGGTGGTTATGAGGGTGATCTTGAGGTTGCGCTTATCCCCGACTCTTTCCGCGAGGATGTTTTGGGAGAAACCGAGGATTCTAAAGGTGTTTTATTTGAAAACGTAAATACCCAAACCGTAGAGTTTGCTTTAGGGTTTGAGGTGGATGGTGACAGTACGCCAATCAA